AGACCCCGGAACAGATCAGCACAACCCTGCGGATCCCGCAGAAGACGGTGTATAACTGGATCCGGAAATATGAGTGGGACAAGGACATCCGCAGCGGCAGCAATGTGGGGCTGTACCTGGAGATGCAACGGCAGTTTCAGGGGGCGATCCAACTGGCGATCGAGCAGGACAGATTCGCGGATCCCAGCACGGCCGACGCGCTGTGGAAGACCGCCAAGATCATGGAGAAGATGGCGCCGCAGAAGATGATGCTGTCGAATATATTCAACTTTTTGGAAGACCTGACCACGTACTTCGTGGCCAAGATCGATGACGCGGAGTTCATGGAAAGGTACCAGGCGGTGCTGCCGGAGCTGGGCGACTGGCTGAGGAAGAAGTACACGAATGAGTAGGGCTGTCCACGAATTACACGAATTGACACGAATTGAAAGACGCGGTGACGTGGTGACGTGGTGCCGTGGTGGCGCGGAGGCAGGGCGTGGCTGAGCAGAAGATGACGCGGAAGGACTTCGAGCAGAAGATCCGGGACCTGTGCAAGCTGATTCAGGAGAAGGCCACGGTGTTCCCCGAGGACACGGCCGAGGCGCAGGTGGAGCGGATCCAACGGGCGCGGCAGGACTTCGCCTATTTTGCCAAGCCCTACTTCCCACACTATATCAGCGCAGAATTCGCAGATTTCCACCTGGAAGAGCTTAAAAGGATCGAGGGGTGTTTGGACACCAACCTGAGCGAGATAATCGCAGAGATATGGTCTCGAGGCTTCGGAAAGACCATCCTGTTCGGTATTATCCTGCCGATCTGGGTGGGGCTGAACAAAAAGAGCATGTTCACGGTGTTCGTGGGCAAGGACAGAAACCTGAGCAAAGAGCGGACGGTGAGCCTGCGGGCGGAGCTGTGTTTCAACGGGCGGATCCGCTGGGACTTCCCGGAGTTGGGCATGAGCTGGGACCAGGGCGAGGAAACGGATTTTGAGGTGCACGGCCTGCGCTATATCGCTTTGGGTTACAAGCAGGCGATGCGCGGCCGGGTGCACGGCCGGCACCGGCCCAGGCTGATCATCATCGACGACCTGGAGAACCACACGGACACGAATCCGGTGATCGCGGCGGAGAAGTACAGGTATGTGACGGAAGAGGCCTTTGGCGCGTTCGGTCCACAGGGCGGGCTGATCCTGTGGCTGGGGAACCTGACCAACAGCAGCAGCGCGCTGGCGGAGTTCGTGGAGAAGGTGGATAACGAGCCGGAGAATCCCTTTGTGCATTACCGGCTGGTAAAGAGCGAAGACGAGGCCGGGAACAGCACCTGGCCGGCGGCTTATCCGGACCACGTGCTGGCGGCCAAGCGGCAGGTGATGGGGCGCGCCGGTTATGAGCGGCAGTACCTGATGAAGCCGGGGATCGACGGGGACGTGTTCAAAGAGGGCTGGCTGAAGTTTTACAATCCCTTCGGGGCGTCCACGAATTACACGAATTCACACGAATTACCGACCTTTGGACAGAACCTTTTACCCACCTGGGGGGCGCTGCAGGGGGCGCCGATGGTGAGCTACTGCGACCCGAGTTTGGGCGGCGGCGAGAGCAACGATTACAAGGCGATCCTGACTGTGGCGTTCTGGGGCGGCCGGTACTTCATCCTGGACTGTTACATGCGCAAGGCGAGCATCCTGGAGATGCTGGCTTATCAATACGAGCTGGACCGCAGGTTCAAGACCAGGCAATTTATGGAGAAGAACTTCTGGCAGAGCATCATCTGGCAGTATCTGCCGCAGGTGGCGGCCGAGAAGGGCTACATGCTGGGGATCCAGGGGATCGACAACCGGCTGAAGAAAGAGGAGCGGATCCTGAGTTTGCAGCCGCTGTTCGAGTGGGGCCACATCTATCACTGCGTGCAGGGCCAGGACTGGAACATCATGAAGGAGCAACTGATCGGCTTCCCGAACGCCGGATACGATGACGGCCCGGACGCGTTGGCGGGGGCGATCAGCCGGTTCAAGGAGCTGGCCACCGCGAACCAGTATCAGACGATCCAGGAAGGCGCGAGCGACCGGATGGGGATGTTTTGAGGAATTGTCCACGAATTACACGAATTCAAAAGACTGGATTCCGGGGCCCCCACCCCGGAATGACAGAGGGGAGATAAGATGGCATATTTAGAGGCGACGGAGCTGCAGCAGGCGATCGGGTTTCAGGCGACGGCGATGATGGCGAGTTTCACGGCCACGGAGAGCGACACGCAGGAAGAGCTGTTCCAGGCGATGCTGGACGGAGTGATCGCGGAGACGGGCGAGCTGATCGACGCGATGATCGGGGCCAAGTATGACGTGACCGAGGTGACGGCCAACGCGATCCTGAAGCGGATCTGCCTGATGATAAGCAGGTATGACGTGTATTGCCAGTATGCCAGGAACGACGTGCCGGAGACGGTGCGGCTGGCTTACGAGCAGGCGATGAAAGACCTGGAGAAGATCCAGGGGGGCAGACTTGAGCTGGTAGCGGATGACGCGGTGTATGACGCCGAGACGGCCGCGGGCACGCCGGAATTCACCAGCGCGAGCCAGTACCTGACGGAGCAGATCTAAATGGCGGAGATCACCACAGACCTCCTGCGCATAGTGGGGCGTTTGGCGGTGCGGCAGATCCAACGGCGGATCCGGGAGCGGCGGGTAAGCCCTTCCACCCGCAACAAGGCGGTGACGCTATTCACGCGGGGGCTGCTGCTGCGGAGCATCAAAGCAGAGGTGAAGGGCAGCCAGGTGGTGATGAGCGCCGGCGGGAGTGACGTGCCTTACGCGCGGATCCATCACGAGGGCGGAGTGATCCGGCCCAGGACCGCGCAGTACCTAGCGATCCCGCTGACCCCGGCCGCCAGGCGTTCGGCCCCGCGGCAGTTCCCTGGGGAGACCTTTATCGCGAAGGGCGTGATATTTTCCAAAGGCAGCGACGGCACGATCACGCCGCAGTACGCGCTCAAGAAAGAGGTTACGATCCCGGCCAGGCCGTACATGTTTTTGGACGACCATGACAGCCTGCTGATCGAAGACGCGTGCCGGGAGCGGATCCAGGCGAGCATCGATGAGATAAAAAAGTAATGAAAACAGAGAAACAGAGAAACAGAGAAAAAGAGAAGGCCTGGATGACGGGGCCCCAACCCCGGAATGACAGCGAGGAGAGAGGATGAGCGGAATGCTGAAGGCGTGCGGAGAAAACATCCGGAATTATTTGGAGGCGGTGAGCCCCAAGATCCTGAACCAGGTGGAGTTTTACGAAGGGCAGTTTGAGCACTTCGACGAGGAGATCGTGAACCCGCCGGCGTGCTACATCGACTACCAAAGCGGGGAACCAAGCGAGGTGGACGACGCGCTGGGGACGATCGACTTCACGCTGTATTTGATCTGCAGCAAGCTGCTGCGGGATCCGGGGAACATGCTGGACACCTTGGAAGGGGTGTTCGCGGCGCTGCACAAGAAGGCCATTACCTGGCAAAACGACGAGACCCAGGGGGCCACGACGGGCCGGGTGGGCAAGCTGTTTTACCGCGGCTTCAGGAACAACGTGACGTTTCCGGGGCTGATCGTGTACGAGGCGCTGTTCAGGGTGGAAAGATGATCGTCCACGAATTACACGAATTCACACGAATTAAAAACAGAGGGGTTACGCGTTACGGGTTACGCGTTACTGAAGGCGGGGTGGAAAAGCGGGCAATTATTGGAATAATCACGAGGGGCGCGGGGAAAGCGTGATAAAGGGGATACGAGGGACGTATGAAAGTTAAGAACCTAATCGTTTGCGACGCGCACGAACTGACCGCTGTCCAGCAGGATGACGGCCGGATCGAGCTGTGCGTCGCGCTGGCAGGTGAATGGAAGAGCCGGGAACTGAAGGTGCGGGAGAAGGAACTGACCCAGATGCTGGATAACTACCGCAAAGAGGGCCGGGACATCCTGTTCGACTATGACCACAAGTGTTTGGGCGGCTTCCTGAGCGAGGCCGACAGCCGCGCCGCCGGCTGGGGCAAGCACATGGAGATCCGCGAGGGCGCGCTGTATGTGCAGATGGAGCCCACGGCCCGAGGCCGCGAGGCGATCGAGGCTGGAGAGTACCGCTACCTGAGCCCTGTTTTTGAGTACCAGCGGGCGGACCGGGTGAGCGGAAAGATCATGAAAGATTGGAGGCTGCACAGCGTGGCGCTTACGAATACGCCATACCTGACGGAGCTTCCGGCAATAAAGAACTCAGAACATGAGGGAGGAAACCACATGGAAGATCTCTTGAAAGCCCTTGGCTGCGAGACCGAAGAGGACGCGCTGGCCAGGATCCAGGAGATGCGGGACGCTTTGAGCGGATCGGAAGCCCAGGTGACGGCGCTGCAGGCGCAGGTGAACCAGGCCGAGATCGACAAAGCCATCGCTGACAAGAAGTTGCTCCCCGCGCAGAAAGGGCTGGCTGAAAAGCTATTGGCCCAAAGCCGGGAGCTGTATGACGAGTTCGTAGCGAACGCCGCGGTGCCGGATCTGACCACGGAAGTGGAGATCAATGACGGCGGAGACGACGGGCTTGATCCGTTCAAGAACGTGCAGAGCTTCGGGGATCTGCTGAAGGATCCCGCTCTGGCCAAGCAGATGGCGCAAGACAATCCGGAGCGCTACAACGCGCTCTACAAGGCTTACATGAAGGGAGGGAACTGATGGGTTCCATTGACAAAACCACATTCACCGCGAAAGTGGTGGAGCTGGAGATTGAAGCGCGGAAGAAGTTCATCGACATCCGCCAGACGATCCATGACCGCAGCGGCGAGCTGAACGGGGACGAAGAGTCGCTGAAGCTTCCGAGCATCAGCATCGGCGCCGTGGAAGCGATGCCCGTGACCGACGCGAACTTCGACAGCACTGACACGATCAACAACCAGATCACCCTGACCCTGGACAGCGACTATGGCAAACCGATCGTGGTGAGCGCCAGCGCCCAGGCGGAGACGCCCGTGGCCCTGCTGGAGACCTACGCGAAGAACGCCGAGATCGCCCACCGGACCAACCGCAACGCGGTGATCCTGGCCGCCATCGCCACCGCCGCCGACACCGCGAACCAGCATTACAAGTACGCGGACACGACCGACGACGTGATCAGCGCCGCCGACATCCTGGCCGCCGCTTCCGTGCTGGACAACGCGGGCGCCCCGGACGAAGGCCGCTACATGGCCATCAGCGCCAGCGACCACAAGTACCTGTTCGACATCGACAACTTCATCAGCAGGGACAAGATGGGCCAGAACGGCGAAGCGATCCCGACCAACGTGATCGGCATGATCCACGGCTTCACCGTGCTGAAAGTGCCGGCCACCGAGATGCCCAAGATCAACGCTTCGACGGGCGCCGTGGACGCGAACGCCGGCCTGACCAGCACGCTGTTCTGGCAGCAGTACGCGATCGCGTACGGCCAGCACATCTACAAGCTGATCGGTCCCGAGCTGAAAGCCGGAGCCGACGCCGAGTGGTACAACCTGCACCACAAGTTCGGCGCCGACACCCAGGTGAGCACGTTCGCGGTTTCTTACCGCAAGAACGCGTAAGGGAGGCAAGGAAATGAAACGCACTTACCTCATCCTGATCATCCTGGCCGTGCTACTGCTGGCCGTGAGCGCTTTGCCGGGGCAGAAGCTGGCGAAGGACGTGAACGGCTACCGCATCCAGATGCCGCGATATTTCACCGCTGCCCACGACAGCATCCCCGCGCAGGGCGCGGCCGTGTATGACAGCCTGCTGATCGCCGACAACGCCTGCGAGGTTAGTTTGTGGTTCATCGATCAACCCGGATTCATCTATACCGGAACCGCCAAGACCACACCCTCCAGCGCAGAATGGATCTATGTTCCAAAGGGGATCATCCTGACACTACCTTATCAGGACCCCGTGAGCGCATACATTAAATATAAATCGGTCACCGGTGCCAACAGCGTGAATTTCATCATCAAGCGGCTGTAGAATCAACCTGGTGCTGCTCCTCGGCGGGGGCGGCGATACGACTATCCCGCCCCGCCTTTTAGAGCGCACCGCAAAAACGGAGAAAAACAACAATGGCAAAACACTATTTCAACCGGATCTTCTACCGGGCCGCCACAACCATCGCCACGACCGCCACGATGACCGGGACCTACCCGGATTACCTGGTGACGGGATGGACCGAGGTGGTGGGCGGGATCGCCGACAAGGCCAAGCTGGGCCTGGACGCCGACGCCAAAAATGTGATGGGCGACGGGACCGAGCTGACCTCGAGCGAAAAAGTGCCGGTGGAGATCATAGTAATGAACTTCAGCGCGGCGAACTACGCGACGCTGCGGGCGGCCTGCCTGAACGCGAAGCTGGACTTCCTGTTCATGGACGCGGACCAACCCGGCGTGTGCTATGCGGCCTTCGGTGTGAGGGCCTACCCCAAACTTGACATCACGGGCGGCGAAGAGCCGACCCTGACCATAGCCGGAGAGCGCAAGATCGGAGCCGGCGTAACCAATACACCGTTCCAGATGGTGACGGTGAGTGCCTGATCGATAGGTGAGAGGGGCGGGGTGAACCCCCGCCCGCTTTTACCGGAGGAAACCAATGAAACGCTATTTTGACGTGTACATACGGGCTGCCGCCACCGCCATCGATCCGGACGACATCGCCGCCGGCGTGAACGTTCTGGACGGCTGGGACCGGCTGGAGCTGCTGGACGCCAAGGCCTCACTGAAGCTGGATCCGGTGGAAGTGGAGCTGGGGGACGGAACGAAGCTGGTGGACGGGGAGAAGCTGACATTTGAATGCGGGACCCTGCAGGTGGACAGCACTGAATGGGGCTATCTGCGCGACACTTTCGACAACAAGAAGTGCGACGTGCTGTTCTACGACCCAGCCGACAACACGCTGCTGGCCGCGGCCTACCGGCTGCAGGTGAGCGTGAGCGTGCTGGCGACGAGCGGCGAGACCGAGCTGATCAAGCTGACGGGCACGCGCAACATGAGCAGCGCGGGCTTTGACGACACCGTGGTGCTGATGGCGCCTGGCGTGACGGTGGATACCGCATTGGTGACCGGCGTGGTGTACGCGGAAGACGGCGTGACGCCAGTTGAGGGCGTGCTGGTGCATTTGGAAGACGGTGACGAAAACGCGTATGAAGACACGACCGACGCCGACGGGCAGTATCTGGTGGCGATCCTGGCGGGGGTGGAATACACCTACACCTTGAGCAAGACCGGCGGCTGGGCCTGGGCGGCGGACGTGACCATCACCCCGACCAAGGACTTTGAAAACACCCAGGACTTCACGGCAGACACGGACGGGAGCTGAGGATGAGCTGGGAGAT